TTACTTGGACGTAGAATCATCAGAAGAAAGAGGTTTACGTTTGTTCATTTGCTTGGCTTCCCAGAACAAACCGGTTAATACATCTTTGATCCGTTGCTTGTCTTCATCATCAAGTGGCACTCCATCAAACATTAATTCACCATCTTCCTCTAACATCTTTTTAAAATCTCTTTTATCACGCGAACTTGCCCACTCTGGAATTTGTTCTGCTTCTTCAGGGCGCAAATAACCTGCTTGATCCATCATTTCGGAATAAGAAATAGCTAGTGCTTTAGCTAGTTTTTCAATCGTTTGTGGCTTAGGCACACCACGTCTACCATTTTCGATCCGCGAAATTTGTGAAGTGCTGATGCCGGCGATCTCTGCCAACTGATTAATACTCCAGTGTTTTTGCTCACGTATTTGTTTCAAATATAGACCAAATGAAAGATTATCCACCGACAATACACCCTTTCTATAGGTACACTTGCTAAATATTCAATGAAAGTAAGAACACTTATAATATACCCTAGTATTGCCATTAGGTAAACATACTCTTTTATTTCTTTGCCAAAAGGTATGGGTTCGTAAGCAAAAGCGAGATAACTTATGTTTTTTGTGCGAAAATCGCTTTATTTCCGATTTTACCAATATTCTCCGGTATGATATTGTAAAAATATAAAATACGAACAAAATACGAACAAGATCAATAAATTGGAATTTTTAAAAGGTTTAAAAGATAACAAAAAGTGATTTAAGATTTTTTCATTGCCAAAAGGTAATATTTAAAACACCTAAAGTATTGCCAGGTGGTTGTATTTTTTCAGCTCCGTTCTACTTTATAAATATACTAACCCTATTAAAGGAGTGTTGTCTCATGAATTTATTAACTGCTCTGCCTGAATTAGATCGTCGTCAAACTCGTACTGCTGTAGAAGCGGTATTTGAAAAATATCGGATTTACAAAACGATTACTTTTGAAATGCGTGAAACGTCAGTGACTGCTTCTTATCAAGAACGGATGCATGGCCCGACGAATGTAACTAGCGATTCTACAGCAAATGCGGCTATCTATAATGTCGATACACCAGCCGCTCGTCGTGCTTATTGTGAGCGGGTAGAAGCGATTGTAGAACGCTTGGGCGAACGCGAGCAATTGTTGCTTAAAGAGCGCTATCTCAAATACGATGATGTATTCGATTATAAAGTGTACAGTTATTTGTTCGATCCGCCGATCAGTAAAGACACTTATGTTAAAGTCAGAACCAAAGCTTTTTACAAAATGGCGTTAGCACTTGCCGATACAGGGATGATCAAATTGGATGAATTGATGCCCAAAAAAAATCGTACCCGTCGCAGTACAGAAGTCCCTTATAGTTCATAATCGTTACATCGTTAAATAGATCAATTCGATCATTAGAATCAAGCTAGCTAACCCAACAGTAAAGTGGAATATAGATTATGAATTGTGTTACCTTTAGACAGAACTCAATCGAAATGAGGGAAATCAAATCATGAGCCTAAAAACAAAACCTGCATGGTGGATCAAAGTCGCAACAGCATCTGTGTTGCTTTGTGCAGTAGATATCGTACGTTCTCGCAAAGTCGTCAGTCAATCGTGTCCCCAGGCTATCGATACATCGACAGGCAACCATCCAGTGAAATAAGTAATATTCAATCATATAGAAGTCGTCCCAAACGTTTGCTTACGAGCAGACGTTTTTTTGTTTTTATTATCTATGCTTTTAATAATAGATTTCAGTATTCTATTCGAAATGGAGCGGGATAATGATGTAATAACAGAACGAATATAGCTTGATTCGCTAATAGGGCTAAATTGTTTTCACCTTCATTTATATAGAAGAAAAGAATTCACTCAGGCACAAAAAGCGCTATAAAGCCTTTTATATCAACGAAAATCAAGCATATCGAAAGGGGTTCCAATACATCTCCTTTTTACCGCTGTAAGTCATCTATTAACCGTCCTTTTTTCGTCCGATACACCGTCTCCATTAGGAGAAAAACGAGGTAAGATTGTATTATCGGAAATGAAGCAAAAGGAACACCGCAGGAGCATGAATGCTCCAGAACCCATTGCCTAGGAAAAAGGCTTGCTTGTTATCAGTACTATAGATAAAGCTAAAATAGCGGTGTAAAAATTTCTTATTTCATTTCCGACAGTTTATAACCGAAGGAGGTGAGTATCCTTCTCGGTAAAGGAGGAACAGAATTATGGATGCACAAGAAGTCATCCATCAAGTACAACTGTCTTTGACAACGAAATTTCCTGATGTACCGTTCTATCGTGCTGATCAGCATGAGACACAACAACCACGTATTGAATATCGATTAGTCTCTGTAGATTTTACCAGAGAGCGTAGCGATCGTTTTGTGCGTATGTATACATTAGAAATTCGTTATATTCCTAAGACAGGAGAATCACCAGATCATCATACTGAATCTTTATTTGAAGCTTTAGAAACGATTGGATCTGACAACACATTATGTCGTGCTAGTGAGCTTCGTTGGGATACTGATGATGGAATACCACGTATGCGAGTCAATTATCCTGTGCGAACTGTCAAGCCTCCATTACCAGGTGTATTAATGGGAGAATTGGATCAACATCTTCGATCAGTACCACAACGTTGAGCAACTATAACAAAAGCGTTCCATTCAATTAAGAGATGAAGGAGACAATTTGTATGGCAACAGAAACAACCACGTATCGCAAAGAACAATTTATGCAGGCAAGTCAATTTACACGTTTAGAAAAAGATGTATTAGCTGGCCTTTTAGAAGAAGATAGTGCATACACGATGGAACAAGCAAAAGAACAACTAAACCAATTTATGAATGAGGAGGCCAAATAAATGGCTGGTGGAACATATACTACACAAAACAAAATTCGTCCGGGTGTCTATATTAATTTTGTATCAGAGGGTCAATTACCAGGTACTTTAGGAGAGCGAGGAACAGCAAGTATTGCTTTGAATCTTGACTGGGGTGCTCCTAAAAAAATGGTAACTATCGTGGCAGGTGACAATACTCAAAAAACATTAGGCTATGATTATACTTCTTCTCAAATGATGTTAATTCGTGAAGCACTTAAACGTGCACAGAAATTGATTGTCTATCGTCTAAACGATGGAGAAAAATCAACCGTTAAAGCAGGTGTTTTGACTGCTACTGCTCGCTATGGTGGTATTCGTGGTAATCAATTAACAATTACTGTCGAAAAAAATATTAACAACGAGACGTTATTCGATGTTAGTACTTTGCTAGATGGTTCTAGTGTAGATAAACAAACAGTAAGTAACGCAAAAGAACTGGTAGCTAATGATTATGTTGTATTTGCAGGTGAGGGTGCTTTAACAGCTACTGCTGGGGCTCCATTGGTAGGTGGTACAAGTGCAACAGCAACAAATGCTGATCATACTGCTTATTTGGCAGAACTGGAAGCATTGGAATTTCAAACGGTTGGTTTAATTTCGGATGAAGCTTCCCTTAAATCTGTGTATGCTGCTTATATTAAGCGTCTACGTAATACAGAAGGTAAAAAAGTACAAGCTGTTCTTGCCAACTATCCAAATGCCGATCAAGAAGGTGTAATTAGTGTGAAAAATGGTGTTGTGCTTACAGATGGAACAGTACTAGATGCTAAAAAATCTGTAGCATGGGTAACAGGAGCAACAGCAGGAGCGGCAGTCAATTCTTCCTTAACCTATACAGCATATGATGATGCTGTCGATGTAAACGGCAAATTGACACATTCAGAAACAGAAGCGGCATTGCAAAAAGGTGAATTTGTATTTACGGCTGTGAATGATCGTGCTGTAGTTGAGCAGGATATCAATACATTTGTATCTTACACACCTGAGAAAGCACGTCATTTTGCTAAAAATCGTGTGGTGCGTGTATTGGACAGCATCGGTAACGATATGAAACGCATTTTCGAATCGTACTTTATTGGTAAAGTAAATAACAATAACGATGGTCGTAGTCTGTTCCGTTCGCAATGTATTGCTTATCTGGACGATCTACAAAATATTGGTGCAGTGCAAAACTTTAATGCTCAAACAGATATCACAGTGACTGCTGGCAACGAAGTAGATAGCATTGTTGTTGAATTAAATGTACAACCGGTTGATTCCGTTGAAAAAGTATACATGAAAGTGAAGGTGGTTTAATATGACATTTTTAAAAGCAAAAGATACCATTTCAGGGCAAGAAGGACGCGCATTTGCTACTATTAATAATCAGGTTGAAGAGATGTTTTATATCAAAACATTAGAAGCTACAGTAGAAAAGCAAAAAGCAGAAGTGAAAACACTAGGTAGACGCGGAGTGCAGCATAAAGCTACAGGATGGTCAGGTTCAGGTACAATGACCATTTTCTATATGACTTCACGTTTTCGTCAAATGATGTTGGATTATATGAAAACAGGCGTAGATACGTACTTTGATATTGAAGTCACAAATGAAGACCCTACATCTAGCATTGGATATCAAACTATTACTTTGCGTGATGTTAACTTGGATAGTGTAATTATGGCTTCTTTGGACACAGAATCAGATGCGCTAGAAGAAGAAGTAGCATTTACGTTCGATGGTGTAGATATTAATAACAAATTTGGTACACCTGCTCTATAATGGATTAAATTAATACGGATAACAACGTATTTATAATATATAGATCAATGCCTGATCTTCTCATAATGTGATTCGATACAGAGTCGCAACTATAAGAAGATCAGGTTATTCTATATTCTTTTTCGAACACTGTAAATTAAACTATTACCTAACCTTCAGGAGGAATTATTCATGAGTGAATTAAGCTTATTTTTTGCACAAAACGTATCATCTGACGTGGTAGAAGAATTTATTGTATCTTCACGATTTAAAGATGCAGAGGGTAAAGCAGTATCTTGGAAATTGCGTAGCATGAACGAAGATGAGAACCAGGAGTGTCGTAAAGCCGCTACACGCAAAGTTAAAGGAAAAAATGGGGTATACACACCTGAAATTGATCCGAATGAATATATGGCTAAATTGATGGCTGCTAGTGTAACTTACCCTGATCTTAAAAATTCAGATTTGCAAAAATCTTATGGTGTATTAGGAGCAGAATCTTTACTTCGTAAAATGCTGTTACCTGGTGAATTTGCAGCTTTAGGTGAACGTGTACAAGAATTGAACGGTTTTAACCGCGATATGAACGAATTGGTAAATGACGTAAAAAACTAATCAAAGAGGGCGATAGTGAAGCAAACTTTGCCTACTACGCCCTCCACGAACTCAACATCCTTCCACACGATCTGATGAACATGTCCCCATACGAACGTGCCGCTATCTATGCAATGATCTCTATTCGTGTAGAAGCGGAGAAGAAGGCGCAGAAAAAAGGGAAGAGGCATTAGTGTTATAAGTTAAGGAGGTGGAAAAGTGGGAGATATTAATAATATTGTAAATAAATTTAGTTCAACATTAAAGTCAGCTTCTCTTTCCGCTAGTAATATAGTTATTAAAAATTATAATAAAGCTCAACAAACTTTTTTTGGTACACTGCTAAAATATGAATCTAAATCTTTTAATGATTATTATATGAATGGTGCTATTAGAGGCTATGTAAATATGTCTCAAAAGATAAGCGAAGTTATAGCAAAGCAAAAATCTTTAAATGATAATGTTAGTGAAGGGAGTAAAAAAGCATCGTTATTAGGTTCGGCTTTTCAATCCATTGGGAATGAACTTAATAAAAAAGCTATTGCATTATTTGAGGTGCTTATAAAGCCTGATTTTAGTCAAGCAAAAGCAGCTATTGTTAGTGCAGCAGAAGATCAATCTACAAAACAAGTATTTATAGCTAGATCAGGTAATCCAGAAGTTGGCGGAGCAATGTTTGAACAATTCAAACAGGATGCAATTAACTCAGGAGCAAATGTAAAAGAAGCTTTAAAAGGCGCACAAATATTTATGTCTGGTGCCGAAAATACAGACCAGATTAGAGAACTTAATAATATGACGGTTAGGTTGAAGAAATTATCTGGAGCTGGTCAAAGCGAATCAGAGATAGCTAATGTTATTTATGGAGGTATGCAAGGTAGAACTGCACCTTTAACCGCTTTCAATATCCCAGCAACTGAAGATGAGAGTAACAAACTGCTTGAATTAGGAAAGTCAGGAAATGTTGATGGTTATATCTCAGCTATGAATGAAATTATGAATAAACGAGGTATGACTGAAGAAGCTTTAAAAACAATGATGGACGCACCAACCGAACGTTGGGGAACTTTGATGACTAATTTCAATATGACAATGATTGATATTGGATCAGGGGCATTAGCAGCCTTACTACCATTATTAGATACGTTAAACACAGCTTTTCAAGCAGGTACATTTCAACCTTTCTTTGATATGCTTACTACTGGACTGGCATCGATGGCTGCAGATTTTGTATGGTTGATTACTATGCTTCCAGCAGCTTGGCAAACTGTAGTGAATTCTATTTCTATATTAGGTTTAGTTTTATATAATGTTTTGAATATTATTATTGGAATGATTCCTTTTATTTTAGGATTAGCAGTAGTTTGGGCAATATTGAACGCGGGTATGATTTTAGGTGCTATTAGTGCTATGCAATTTGCTATTGCTCAAAGATTAGCAGCTATTGCAACAAATATAGTTACTATAGCTCAAAGGATATTTAATTTTGTAATGGCGGCTAACCCTATTGGATTTGTTATTGCATTAATCTTTGGTTTGATCACAATGTTTATTGCATTAGCAAGTGTTAGTGGTGGGGTTAAAGAAGTTTTAAGTAATGCTTTTGGCTTTATTATGGATTGTGCTGAGAATGCTGTGAATTTTATACTCGCCGTTATTAATGCAGGAATTAAAGGCATAAATACAGTTTCTGGATTTTTTGCTGATTTACTTGGAATAGAATCGAAAGAAATTCCATTGATTGAGGCTACAGCAGATTTTTCGGGCATTAAAAAGTCAGGTCAAAATTTCATTAAAGATTTTTCAATGGATAAGCTTACAGACTCATTAAGCCTTGATAATTTGCTAGGTAGTTCTCCAAAAATAACCAAAGATACAAGTGCTGCAAGTCAATTCAAGCAGGAATTACCAAAAGGAACCGGAGCTACTATGCCATCTGCCGGCATGCCTTCGACTTCTAGTGCTATGCCAGCGATGTCCTCACCAACAATGCCTGCAACAGTTGATAATGTAAACAATGTAAATAATGTTGGTAACATTGAGGGAACTGTTGATATTTCAAGTGAAGATCTCAAAATGATGCGGGATCTAGCAGAACTCCAAGCAATCCAAAATTTTGTAAGTCTCACTCCTACTGTACAAGTTACTACAGGCGATATTAACAGTGGTGCTGATCTGGATACGATTGTTGGACATATTGGTCGAAAACTAGAAGAAGAATTTGTATCGACAGCTCAGGGGGTGTACATCTAAATGGAAGAGTACGGTTTTTTTCTGAGTTTTAATAATGAGACTGAAGTGATGAGACTTCCTGTAAATCCAGAAAAACTAGAAATCAACGCATCTGGAGATGGGAAATCATACAATATTGTTGATCTAGGTGAGATCAATTCGATTCAGCCTAATAAATTGCGTGAGCTTACACTAGAAAGTTTTTTTCCAGGACAACGCTATCCATTTGTAGTAGGTAATACTTTATATACTCCTTATCATTATGTTGAAATGATCCAAAAATGGATGGAGAAAAAGAAGCCTCTTCGATTTGTATTCTCAGGACTCAATGTACCTGAATCCTCTCTCGATGAGAAAATCAAATTAAATACACAGATTGGAGATATCGAATCTGAACGATTTCGATCAAATGAAGCATTTATGGCGATCAATATGGCCGTCAGTATCGAAAAATTTGATTGGTCCATTGTAGCTGGGGATTCAGGAGATATTCAATTTAAGTTATCTTTAAAAGAATATGTTTTTTATCAAGCATTGAAACTCAAATTTAAAGAAGCTAAAACAGAAGTCAAAAAAAAGCGTGCAGATACGAAAGAAGCAGCAAGTACGTATACGTTAGTAGCTGGTGATTCACTCTGGAAAATAGCTAAAAAAAAGCTAGGTGATGGTAGTCGTTATCGAGAAATTCAAAAATTGAACAAAATTTCAGATAGTGATCTTCGTAGACTTCCTATAGGTAAAGTCATCAAATTGCCGCAGAAAGAGGCAGCTAAATGATTAAACTATATATTGATAATAAAATGGGTAAAATGTGGGATGTCTCTAATATTGTAACTGATATCACTTGGAAAACCAGTCGTACAGGCAAACCAGCTACTCTTGAATTTACACTTGTAAGTGATGGATTATATCAATGGAAAGATTTTGATGTACAAAATGGATATATTGTTCGATTTAGTCATAACTTAAAAAATCTTTTTTATGGATATGTTTTTTCAGTCAGTACAGGTACAGATAATGAGATCAAATTAACGGCATATGATCAAGTACGATATTTATTAGGAAACGATACTTTTGTATTTACAAATGTAACGGCAGACGAAGTAATACGTACTATTGCGGTTAAAAATAATTTACAAATAGGTACACTTGCAAAAGGTAGTTACGTTATTCCTTCTATGATCGAAGATAATAAAAAACTATTAGACACGATCATGAAAGCTCTAGATTATACGTTAGCTTATGGTACACAATTACTTGTTTTCTATGATAATTATGGTCAGCTTACACTAGAAAGTAATACAACCACTGAACCAGTCGTCGTTTTAGGAAAAGGACATTTTTTATATGATTATTCGATTAAGAAGAGTATCGATTCAGATACGTATAATCGCATCAAAATGTACAAAGACAACAAAAAAAGTGGTAAGCGAGAAATTTATATTGATCAAGATAGTCAGAATATTGCAAATTGGGGCTTACTACAAAAATATGAAAAAGCTGAAGATAGCTGGAATGATGCACAAATCAAAGAAGCTTCCGCAAAAATGCTTACACTGTATAATCGTGAACAAGTTAGTTTATCGGTAGAAGCATTAGGTGATCATCGCGTGCGTGCTGGCAAGTTTGTATATATTTTATTAAATGAATTTAAAAATCAAGTGTATCTTGTTGAAGAATGCAGTCACAAATTTTCTGGGGGCGAGCATACCATGTCCCTTGATGTGAAGGTGGTGTAACCAATGTTAGATATTATTCGCAAGGCAAGTCTTGGAGCGGTATCTAATACGAATCCAATGGCAGCTTTGTATGGGACCGTTCTTAGTATTTCACCATTAGAAATCAGCGTAGAACAACGCTTCAGTTTACCTGCTTCTGCATTAGTTATTCCTGAGACTATCTTGAAACTTGGATTACAACCAGGAGATCGAGTATTGTTACTTCGTATTCAGGGTGGACAAAGTTATGTTGTACTAGATCGCGTGGTGGACAGTCTATGATTCCTATTGGTTTACAACTACCACCAGAACAAACAATAGATACTGAAGCAGTCACAATGCCAGGTTTAACCTATCAGGTCGATTGGGAACGTGGTGTGATTACAGGGATGATTGATGGATTAGATTCGATTCGTCAGGCTGTACTAAAAATACTCAATACAGAACGTTATCAATATCTGATCTACAGCGAAGATTATGGCACAGAATGGCAACAGATTCTAGGACAAGATCATTTATTTGTTCGTGCTGAGATTCAGCGTATGATCACAGAAGCGTTACTGCAAGATGATCGTATTGAGCAAATTGTGGATTTTCAGACGTATTGGACATCTGGTGAAGATATTCGAGTGAGCTTTACGGTACAGACGCGATATGGCTCGTTTCAAATTAATGAGGAGGTGAGTTAAATCTATGTATGAAACACAGACCTATGAGGTTCTGCTTGAACGTATGTTAGATCAAGTGTCTGATAAATTAGATAAGCGTGAAGGCAGTATTATCTATGATGCATTAGCACCTGCTGCGATTGAGTTAGCCCAGATGTATGCAGAATTAGACATACAAATGAATTTGTCTTTTGCAGATACAGCAAGTGGTGAATACTTGGAGAGACGTACAGCAGAATATGGAATCAAGCGTCAAGCTGCTACGTATGCTGTACGTAAAGGTTTGTTTTTTAAAGGAGACGGTAGCAAAGTAGATGTTGCTATTGGTATTCGTTTGGCAAGTGGAGATTTAATTTATGTGGTTAGTCAAAAACTTGCATTAGGTGAATATGCATTAACTTGTGAAACAGCGGGTGAAGCAGGGAACTCGCCTTCTGGCACACTTTTACCATTAGACTATATTCAAGGTCTTGCTGTAGCAGAGTTAGGAGAAGTCCTTGTACCTGGTGAAGACATCGAAAATGATGAAACGTTACGTGCTCGATATTTACAGGCGATCAATGAGCAACCGTTTGGAGGTAATATCTCAGATTATAAGAAAGAAATTAATGAAATTGAAGGTGTAGGTGGAGTAAAAGTATTTCCAGTATGGCAAGGTGGAGGTACAGTAAAATGTACAATTATAGCAAGTAATGGTCGTGCGCCTTCTACAGAACTGTTACATCGTGTTCAGACTATTATTGATCCTACTGTAAATCAAGGAGTTGGGATTGGAATTGCTCCTATTGGCCATCGAGTGACTATTAATGGAGTAGAGGAAATTCCCATTACTATTAGTACACGTCTAGTACTTGAGGCTGGAACAACAATAGGACAGATTGAAGCGGATCTCAATGATACTCTATCTGCATATATCAAGGAATTGACAACATCTTGGAAAAATGTAGAACAAATTGTTATTCGTTTGAGTCAATTAGATGCACGTATTGTTAGTGTGCGAGGAATTGCAGATGTCAACAATACAAAAATTAATGGAAATGCGAATAATTTTACTCTTCAGCCAGAACAAATAGCAATTTGGGGAGGAGTCGATAAGCTTGAGTAAAAGGCTAATGCACTATGAGCCAGAATATTATCATCAAATTCGTGAGTTTATGGCTTTGTTAGATGTTGAAGAACCAGAATTAGATCTTTTAGAAGAGAGACGTATTCGCTTACTAGAAGATCAATTTGTTATGACCTCTAGTGAACGTTCTATTCGTCGTCGAGAGTTGCAATTACGCATTCAAGCTGATCCGACAAAAGAATCGTTAGATTTTCGGCGCCGTCGAATCATTAACCGTTATACAACTAAACCTCCTTTTACAATCCGTTATTTACAACAAAAGTTAGATCAATTGCTAGGTACAAATAAAGCTATTGCAACAGTAGATATTCAAAATTTTATTTTAAAAATCACTGCAAACCTTACAGATACATCGGTATTTAATGAAGTCAATTATACGGTTCAAAGTATCAAACCTGCTAACTTATTATATGTACAAGGGACTTCTTTGCAAGAGTCACTAATTTTAGAAGAAAAAGCTTATCGCTCAGTGACCACGCGTAATACTAAATTATCTACACGTTGGAAATTGGGAAGTACTCCGTTTGCCGAGCAAGGAGAGGAGATTCGAGTTATATGATTACAACTAAATATCTACAAGAAGTAGCTGCTTATACAGATCGACGTATTGCAAAAGTTACTCTTAACGAATCATATGATATTACAGCGTTTACAGTAAAAAAAGTATCGACTTCAACGATTGAACTTGAATATATGATCAAGTCTGCAGATATCAAAGCCGTGTCTTTATTACAACTCAAAGCTAGTAATGGAGATGTAATTAGTAGCAGTGAAGTGTATATTCCTGTTGTAGCAGATACGGTCATCAAACAATTTATCGAAGTGAAAGGAGCTTAAATATGGATTATCAGGCAAAAACAGACTGGTCTTATAACGATACTGTAACAGAACAAGATATGAATCGAATCGAAGCTGGTCTTGGCGATCTACATGAACGTTTGGATGTTGATTCCTATGAACAACTGACCTTAAAACCAGGTCTACAAATTGTAAATGCTAAAAAAAATTCACCTTTTCAATTAACAGGTTTAAAAGGTCGAACATTAATCAATTTACTTGGACGGACAGGTGGGATGGAAAGTTTAAATGGAATTTTTGTTCATAAAGGTAATATGGTTTTAGATTCAATTAATAAAACTTTAGGTGAAAATAGTCTTAAAGTTACAAGTGCAGCTCAATCAGAAGGGGATTCAGGTATAGCCTATATTCCAATCAATAATTTGAAATCTGGAAGTTATTATGTAGTCATTGCAGATGTTAAAAATGGTAATAATGCTAACGGAATTTATGTAGGATGGGGTGGAGGATTCGGTGGATCGTATACTTCTGCTACAATTGCTGGAAATCAATTTACTACAGTATGGAAAAAATTCAGTCCAACTACTGTATTATCAGGTAATATTGATCTTGCTGTACAATCTATTGCTGGAAAATATGGTTATTTCGATTCAGTACGTGTATATGAGCTAAATAGTGACGAATATAAATCAATTGATAATCTTACAGCAGATCAAGTTAATCAGTACTATCCTTATGTAGATAGTATTTCTCCTGTACGTAATCCATATGCTATTGCTTACGGTGAAAACTTGCTACCTGCTTTGCAAGAGCAAGAATGGAAAAATTCAGAAGGTACACCAGTCGTTAATAATCGTTATAGTGTAGATGTGAGTAATACTAATAAAATGATTCTTAGTTATATTGATGTTATACCTGGAGCTATATATACACTGTCTGCTATTTCTAGCGCTTCTACTGGGCGCATTTTTGTGTATAATATGAATGCTTCGGTACCCTTAGCAGATACTGTAGGAAACGGATTAATATCTGCAACATTTACAGTGCCATCAGGAGTAAATGTAGTTGAAGTAAGATTATTAGGTACAAGCCCAGCTACTGTAAACCTTTCTAATATTATGTTGAACACAGGTGGTAAAGCTAATTTATTTAAACCACGCGAAGATTCAATGTTAGCTCTACAAACAGATCTGTATGCTAATCCAGTCACAGGAGAAGATGCAGATGAAGTATTTGAAAGAGATGGTCAATACTTTCGATTGACTAAATGGAAAAAGCTATTATTAGATGAAAAACTAAATTGGCAACCTTTTGCTTCATTGGCAGGTATAAAAATTGTTAGAGTTGACGCATCTAATTTTAATACTATTTTTGATGATGCATCCACTTATTTTGCCACTAAATATGATGGGGCAATTTTAGATCATAAATTTTCTACTGATAGTAAAGATCAAGTACAGCTTAATACAACAAATGAAGGTAAACGTTTATTCATTTCTATTTCTGCAACTGATAGTGGTTGGGGTGATAACTATACTCCAACAAAAGACGAAATTAAAGCCTATTTTCTTGGATGGAGAATGTATGATAGTTCTGATAGTTCAGGTAATACTTCATATAATCGTACAGACGGAACTAAGAAAGCTTGGACAGTTCTTGCAAGTTATAATAATACCGATTATTCAGGCTCAGTTACAATTGTACCAAACACAAAACCTGAACTCATCAATATTGTCTATCGTCAAATCAGAGATGTTTCTCCTTATCAGTTAGTCTATAAGTTAAACCAACCTATTATTGAACCTATTACATCTGAAGGGCAAATTGATATTGTATTAGGTGATAATCAAGTTGAAGTTGGAGTTGGAATTGTTTTAAGAGAAATGGCTAAGCCGCAGATAACTGTTAATGCTTATTTTATAAATGCACCAGGGATTGTAAGTTCATATTTGAGAAATAAAGTTTCTAAATTTTTAGCTATTTATAAAAATAACCACCGTGATATTTGGGGTTGGGAGAATGTTAATATTACCGGCGCGCAAGCAGGATTAGATGCATATAAGTATGATGAGAATGCTGCGTACACTACCACATATATTATGCAGAAAAAATACCCTGTTCCTAATTTTAATGGTTATTGTGCAACAAATGAGAAATCATTGTTAAGTAATATGTTGGATATAGTTAATAAAAATACTACTCGTCTTTCTGTAGTTGAAAACAAAAAGGCAGATATCGAAAACTCTTCATGGATTCAGCCCACATTCCAAAGTAGTTGGTCTCCTTTTACAACAGGGTATACTAATGGTTACAAAAAAATTGCGGGTACAAATATGGTTGTTTTTCATTTCTGTTTATATGGAGGATTAACTTCTATTGGTACAGTATTTTTTAGATTCCCAGAAAATTATCGACCAAAGCAAAATGTTATTTTTACAGGATTTAGTCGAAATGGCGATAGCTCAGTTTTGGCAACTACAGCTTTTGAAATTCGTAGCACAGGATATGCGCTTGTTGGAACAGGAGTTCCACAAAACGGTGCGTATATGGTTAGTGGTATTTTTGAAGCTGAACAATAAAAGGAGGTTAATTCCATGAAAGCTGTACCCAAAGTAGATGCAACTGGTCTATATATTGAAGATGTTATTCAGGACGATGCCTTTAGTGGTATCGTCCCTTTTTATACCGATCCAACAGATACCGAATCTCCTGTAGTTAGTTATCTAATCGGAATTGCTGTTCCATCTGGACTGTATCATCCCAAGTGGGACTTGGACAATGAGCAATGGGTGGAAGGACTAACACAAGCAGAAATTGATGAATTGAAAAAATCATCGAATAATCAACCTACAACGGATATAACCCAAATCCAGCAAGAACTAACGAATACCCAACTGGCACTTACGGATACATTTGAAAAGTTAACTGCTTCTCAACAAGAGACCACGAATTTACAATTAGCGGTGGCTGACCTATATGAACAATTAGCTAGCATTACTTCTGATCAAGGAGGTGGCAAGTAATATGGCTGCGATTTATGTGAGTCTAATTCAAAAGGGTCTGAAAACAATAGAAGATGTGCCTACGTATCAAGGAATGCGTAATCAGGTGCAACAATTATTGGATAATGTAAAAGAAGCTTAAATCCAACTATAAATAAACCAAGTCTTCAAGCCTCCGGCACTTTGCCTGGAGGCTCTTTTTTAACCTAAATAGAGCACCATACTAAACAATAACAGGAGGAAAGGTCCATGGGTGGGGAGGTTGAAGCCATTGTCAAATCGGTATCGACTGGTGCGGGGGCCATGATCGGGTACTTTTTCGGGGAGTGGAGTGTAATGATCAATCTACTATTGATGCTTGTCATCGTCGATTGGGTAACAGGATGGGCAGCTGCATGGATTAATGGAGAGTTAAAAAGTCGGACAGGTTATAGAGGGATTGCTCGCAAAGTCGCTATCTTTGTGATGATCACGATCGCTCATTTTATCGATAAAGCGGTAGGGGATCTGCATTATTTTCAAGATGCTGTTATTTTTTTCTATTTAGCGAATGAGTTATTATCTGTGATCGAAAATATGGGGCGGATGGGGGTTCCTATGCCTAAAGTGTTACGTCATGCTGTCAAAATATTTGAATCGCACAGTGGAGAAGATGAACCGAATGAAGAGTCCAATTCTTCTTTGAATCGTTCTACACCTTCTTCGACAACCGTCACATCTACAACGACTAGACAGATTGAACCTGACCAAAATGGACATGTAGAGCCTGTCGATTCCCATAATAATCAATCTGACTCTTCCAATCCGACAGCAGACGATAAGCCAAAGCAAGATGAAGATACAACCGTTACCGACGAATTGTCTCCAATGACACAAGCGGAGCGAGATCAGCAATTTGTACGCAAAGAAAACACGTTGGAAAATTTTATTTTTCCAGAGTAATAGTATCTGCTCGCTACAATCTAGGTATTGATCTCAAACCAAATGTAATGCGATATCGGGCAAGATTTTCATACTATTTGTAAAGCAAACAGGTAAAACCAATAGCGTACTACATGCAAATCAAATCACAATATTTATCTACAAATAAAGCAGAAAGAAGGTGAATCGATGCAACCAAAAACAGCAGATGGTGCACAAGGAATTGATGTCTCACACTGGCAAGGCAATATCGATTGGAACAAAGTCAAAGCCGCAGGCAAACAGTATGCGTTTATCAAAGCGACTGAAGGCACGCGTAATAAAGATGTTCGTTTTATAGCCAATATCAAAGGCGCAAAAGCGGCTGGGTTGTTGGTAGGTGCTTACCATTTTTTGAATGCCACCAGTACAAGTATTGCCCAGCAAGAAGCTGCTCATTTTGTACAAAGACTGCAAGAAATTGGCGGAGCTAAAGCCTTAGATTTCCCACCTGTATTGGACTACGAAAATAATCCAAGCGGACTGAGTAAAAGCTCGATCAATGCGATTGCTAGAGCTTTTTTAGAAGAGGTGGAACGTCTAACTCATATTCAGCCTATGATTTACACAGGTAATGCATTTGCTGCTAATTTTGATAATTCACTGAGCAAGTATTCATTATGGATCGCAAGATACAGTAATACTCGTATTCCTGACGATTGTACTGCATGGCAATCATGGGATTTCTGGCAATACTCTGATTCTGGATATGTGAATGGGATCGGTGGCAATGTAGATCTCAATATTTATAAAGGTACATTAGCACAATTAATTTCTAGGTACACCAACAAGGAAGACCATGAACCGGTAGAGGAGGGAAAAGAACCAATGACCGCAGAAGAAAAAAAAGCTTTTCAAGCATTAGAAGCGACTGTAAAAGTACAAGCAGATCGTATTGCTGCATTAACAGATAGTCGTGATCTACTCAAAACCAGTATTACCAAAGTAGATACGCGTATCCAACGTATCGAGCAAACGCAAAAAATGGATATTCCTACATGGGCCAAAGAAGCTGTAGATCGCGCAGTATCTAGTGGTCTGATTCAAGCTGCAGAAGGCGGAAGTTATGACTTTTATCGTTTACTCACAGTGCTACACCGTAAAGGTCTGATATAAAAATCATCTTCGTACTAAAGAAAGTTCCAATCATGTCATAACGATAGCTAACTAAACAAAATAAAACGTAACACCAATAACTTTTTGGTGAAAAAGGAAGGAGTCGTAAAATGGAAGAATTAAATAATGTGTTAGCATTTGCCTCCACCTTGTCGCTGATTGTATTAGCACTTGTGCAAGCACTCAAAACAGCAGTAGCTATCCCTAAAAACCTAATTCCAGTGATCGGTATTGTGATCGGCGTAGGTATTGGAGCAGCCGCTTATCCGTTTACAGAATTGGGATTAGTTCCTCGTCTGTGGGCAGGTGGACTTGCTGGATTGTCTGCGACAGGATTATTTGAATTAGCTTTTAATCCAAAAGTAGGAACGAGCAAAAGCAATTAA